TCCAAACTTATCATGGGATCTGTGTCTGATTATTCACAGATAGGCAAGTTTATTAAAGATAAATTTAAGTCACCATTTAGGAGTATTGTTGAAGTATGGATATTTACAAGAGTCTATAATTCATCTCTAATCTGTGAGTCTTTTAAAAATTCTTCAGATGTTGTTCAGTTTCGCCAGCCACAGTTTCATGGCCTACAGCGAACAGATGATAGTATTGGCGGGAGAATTAATATACAATCTGTATGGTCTAATTTTATGAATAAGAATCTGCAGGACTTTTTAGATGACTTATTCTTATATACCCATACTATAAAAGAACCTTCAAACATCCACCATGAGAATATTAAAGCTTTAAACACCATATCTGATTACCAAAATAAATTTGATGATTTATCCAACTCAAGACAAACTGGAAATCTGAAGACAAAAGAAGACTACAAGTCATTTTTCTTGGACAAGAATATCATTGGGTTTTCACATAGTGTCATTCAGCATTCTGTGAAACATACGTTTAGCCAAATTAAGTCAGTGGATTGGGCAAGGAAATGGGCTCTTCAAACAAATGAACCATTGTCCCAAATTACAAGTACCAAGTCTGTAATACCAGAGTACACTAGGATATATAAAGATCCTGTGTATACAGCTAAGCAGAAGAAGCAGCATGAAGAAAGCATTGAGGAGTTCAAAATATCTTTCGAAAGCAAGACAGGGATTAAGGTTTTCCAAATCAAGGAACCAATCAAAGTTATGCTAGATAAGCCTAAGTCCCATGTTTTGAAGTCAACAATGAGGGCAAAGGTTCATGATGCTGTGATTGACTTCATGGAAAGAAATGAAGACATCTCAACTGTATTTTCTGGAGCAATATGGAACTTATATAGAAACAAAGGAAGAGTAGAAGCAGATATCTCTATTAAAGCACAATATGGCGCAAAAAGAGAATTTTATATAATTAATTTAGGAGCAAAATTAATGGCTAGGGTTTATGAGCAGATGTTCCATCAAATTTGTCTTGAACTTCCAAATGAAATGATATCAATCTCAGGAGATAAGAAGATTTTATCAATGCAAGAAAGAATAAACAAGATATTATCACAAAAAAAAGAAAATACTGAGTTATATTTTGTTAACGGAGACTGCACAAAATGGTCTGCAGCTGAAACAATGGAGTGTTTCATCTCTATGATGAAAGCATGTGATGGTATTTTACCTAATGAATTTAATATAATTGCAAAAGAATTGATATCATGTTGGGCAAAGAAGAAAATAAATATTCC